AAATAAAGTCGACATGTCAAGCTCAGGTAAAGGTGCATGATCTACACTAAATGCAGCTAAACCAAACATAATAAACTGTTTTAAGACGTACTCCCACAATATCGCTAACGCACAGGACATCCCAATGAGGGGTCGCCACGACCGTTGCATAATACCACCTATACCAGTGGCAGTAGACTTAGCATCAGCTAAGTTAATATCCATTTGTTTGGAGTTAATCTCGTTTTCTAATTGTTGAAGTTTTATTTTAATTTGACCTTTTTCTTCTTCTGAAGTGTGGACACTGTCAATAACTTTACCGACAGTGTCTACTAAAGATCCACCTAATAGTTTAGATAACATTGATTAGATATATTGAGCGATTACCCAACCGATTACTACACCGATTATGAGCCATTTTTTCTTTGGGTGTTGTTCCCAAAGGTCCTTAATCCATTTTTGCATTAGAATACTCCTTCGAATTTAAGTCCTTTTGATGCTATTCCATAGCCACGTTTACTTTTCTTATCCTCAGGGACAGCGCCAACTGGTACTGTTTTTCCATAAGGAATATCCATACCTTGTGACTTAGGTCCTTTTTTAGGAGGAGTTGTTTTTGTCAATCGTTTAGTCATTAATGTAATGTTAGACTATTTTCAGGATTTTTCAAATAACTAATTTGCTGTGAAATATAACTATCTGCAACAACTTCTCCATAAACATCAACCATAGCCTCTCGACTCATTGAAAGCATAACTTGCGCTAACTCTATTAGATCAATACCTTGTTCAGCTTGTTCTTGAACAAAATCCCTTGTGCTGTCAATAATTTTTTGAACTCTTAGTTTTGTTGTTTCATCCATAATATCCATAACATACTTTGCTTTTAATTTACTTTCCACTTTTCTTTTCTACTTTCTTTATTGTACCTTTGTTTTTAGAAGCGTAAAATACTTGCTCTCCTTTTTTCTTTCCATACTCTTTCTTCATAGATTTTATAATTTTTTTACCTTTGTTTGTTAGTGGCATCTCTTCTTTCCTGATTTAATGTTTGCGTTGTCATCTTGTCGTACTGAACTTCAGCACGTTTATCTGCAATATCATAATCTTTTTGTATTCTTGCTTGATCAGTCGCTGTCTTCTGTTTAAGTTTTTCTGCATCTAATTGTAGCTTTGCTTGATCCACTTGCGCATCTATTTGATCTTTTTGTGCGTCTTGTTGTAGTTCTTGTTGCTTTAGTTGTATGACAGGATCAGGCTTACCTTGACCACTTAACTGAGCAGACATTTGTTTTATTTCTGCCATAAATTGTGCCTCTAATTTAGCAATAACATTGTCTGTTTGATCTTCAGGAACTTGTTGTTGTTGTACTAGGAATGCTGTCTGTTCTTTTGCTTTTAAAGAAATATGTTCTAAGACGTGTTTCTGTAATTTCATTGCCATTGGAGGATTACCAAGAACCATTTGATTTGTTCCAAAAATTAAATGATTTTGAATATGAGCATCATGATCTTGTCCCTCATAAGCTTTCAGTAAATTACCATCGAGTAAGTCAGCGTGCTCCGTGGCTGGATCTTTAGGCTCATTAGGACTATCTTTTCTTAAAATTTGATCAATATCTTTGACACCTAAAGCTTCGTACATTCTTCTATAAGCTTCTTTGATATTATGAATATCAGGTGCACTTTGTGCTAATTGTAATTCTGTTTGAGCTAGAGTTACTCTTTGAGTTGTAGAAAATATATTTGGATCAGAGACTGGCAATACATCGACACGATCGCTGAAGTCTTCAGCTTTTACAGTTCGATCTGCACCTTCTACAGAATAAGGATATGTTTCAGGTAAATAATCTGCAAAGACATCAAACAATAATTTGAATTCTCTTTTTTGAGAGTAATGACATCTTTTGTGAATACCTGACATTACTTTTGAGCCCCTCTCTAATAATGCCATTGTTGTACCAACTGGAGCGTTTTGATTTGCATCACCAACTTGCATGTCAGTAATAGCAGCAAATCTTTGCCCAGATTGAACAACAAATCCTAAAAGACTGTATAGAGTTTGAGAGGGTTCTTTGTAAGGTAGGGGTAAGAGAGCATTTCTTAAATCACCATTAGGTGCATCAATGTCTCTAAATTCTCCTGGCTGTATAGGTTGATCATCGTCTCTCATTCGAAGTCCACGTGACTTGAATCCTGCTGGTAAATTTGCCAAAGTACCTGCGTCTATTAATTGTCTTAAAATTTTTGTAGCTGTTCTTGATAAAGAACCAATTAAATGAATTAAACCAAAGCCATAGAAACCAAGCCCTGGTAAAAATTTGTAATGCACAAAATATCTTTTCTTTAATTTTTTATCATCACCCTTTTCATAGTTTCTTCTAATACCTACTACTTTACCTGAGTTGTCTTCAATAGTTACAATGTATGGTATTTTAATTCCTGTAGGCTCATCGTCCATACCTTTGTCTTCAAAACCTTCTAGATCTAAAGACACGTGAAACTCATATAGTCGAATAGATTTATCGATATAAGAAGGACGAAGACCTTCCATCTCATCATATTTTTTTTGCACTTCGGAAGGATCTGCGTCTGAAGGCATTATTTCAATATCTTTATAAAACCCTGAGACTTGTTTTTTTCTAAAATCATTGTAACTCATGTTAATAATTTGAGTAATTCTTTCACAAGAATCTAAATCACTAGCCATATAATTTACAACCAAATCTTCTGCTGGAACAAACTTTGAAACAGCTCTATCCATTAACTCATCGTAATAAACTTTTTTAAATGTCGAACCTGCAAGAGGTAAATAAAATAACATTTGATCAAACTCAGGTGTGTAATCTTCCATCTTGTTCATCAACTGATAGTTCATAAATTCTTGAACACGTTGTGACTGAGAATATTTTTCAGGAGTCTCTTCTCCCATAACTGCTGTGCGAACAGGACCGTTCGCTGGTAAGAGCTCTTTGAATGCTGATGCTTGAAACTGAGTAGCACTTTCAGCCAATAAAGGATGAGTCACACCACTTGCTCCTGCAAAGGGTTTGGTTCTCTCTTCGTATTTTAATCCTAACAGATCTAATCCTTTAATGTAAGATTCTTCCCAATCTTTTCTAGATGAGCGATCGTTTTCTAATTCACTTAACAATTCATCGGACAACTGATCTAAATCTCTGTCGTCCATCACTTCAGCTAAGTTCGAATAAAATTCTACTTCTTCAGGAATCTCGGACATTGGATCGAAGTCAAGAGTTGCTCCTCCATCTTCATCTATTTCAATTTCCATTCCTTCAGGAGTGGGAATTGATTGTCCATCAATCTGTACTTCTGTATCTGATTTAATAATCTCTAGTTCAGGAGCTCCTGTTTGATAGAGTCCTTTATCAATATTATCTGCCATAATTTAATTTATATCACCTAATCGACCATTTACAACATGTCTATTTTTGGTATCGATATAGGTCCTCCTTTTTTCTTTTTGCTTATTTTAGGTGTCACAAATCTAGGAGTTTCCACATTAGAAAAGTCACTGTTAAGATCCACCATATTATCTAAAAATTTTGTAATTGTATCTGCGCTGTCAGATACAACATATCCTCCAAAGTTTCCTGAATCCCAATACTGAACTACATTATTAAAGTTATTCATTAGTATCTTTTCAAAAGATTCAGAAGTCACCTGTCTCTCATTCATACCTGTTAAAACAATCTCTTCTTTTTCAGTCATTTGTTCAGGATCATAATACTGAGACTTAAATTCATTCTTCTTTGCCTCATTGGCATTCCACACAGGATCTTGTTTCGATGTAAAAAATTTTTCTTCAAAGACAGCAAAGCCAGTATCTGTTAGTTTGTCAGCAATCAATTTAATTTTAGAAGCTCTCTCGTTATCAATAAATTGAAATACCATTTTTTCTGAAAAAGCATCAACAGAATTATCTGGAATATCTTTAGGATCAAAATAATCTACATCAACTCCTTTTTCTGTAAAAGCGTATTTACCGAACTCTTCAGGATTAGTTGTAAACGCTTCAAGAATAAATTCTGTGTTGGGTAATTTTTGTTGTAAAAAAGATTCTTCAGCCTTGGGATTAGGATCTAAAACGATACCTTCAATACTAGGATTAAGCTCTGCTATTGTATTAACAAAACCACCTTCGGTTCCTCCAATATCAATAATAGTTCCTCCTTTAGGAAGAGTCTTAGATATTGCCTCAGCAGTTGCTATTTGAGCCTCCTTAAAAATTGGTATGCTCGTGTAAATGTGATTTTCAAAATTACCTATTCTCTTTTCATCAAATATTTCTGTTGCCTCTAAAGCATCAGAAGTATCCAACAACTGTTTATAATTTTCTTTAGGAACATATAATTCCCCACCTAAAATATCTGAAAAAAAAGTAACACCTTGTTCTTGAGAAGCTTTTACTAAAGGTAGGTTGCCACTAACCGTTGTTTCTCTTCTTTGGTCAGGCTGTTGTATGTCTGATCCACGGTCCGTGGTTTGCGATTCGAGGTTGGACGAGACTGTTTCTTTTGTCTCTTCGCTTTGGCTAGTTGTAATAGGCTTTGTTTCATCTTCTTCCTTTCTATCAATATTTATAAGGTTCAGCAAGTCTAATGGATCAGGTTCAGGAGGAGTCGGAGTTTTGTCGTCATCCTTTTTCGGTGGAACTTGATTAGACTTCTCTAAATCTTTTAATGCTGTCACCGAAGGTGACGCCGCTAAATTTGTGATAAGATTGTATACATCATCTAAAGATATATTACCGAGAGCTAATTCTTTTTGAATCTGACTGGCTTGTTGCGATCCCACAGCACCCACGAGCAACGATCCGAGGACCGTGGGACTTGCTCTCATTAGTAACTGTTGTATCATTAATCTCCTTCCACGATCAACGGGCCACGAGTCATCGCTTCTTTATCATCGTCAATAATTAATTTGGTATCATGAGTTATACCATTCTTGTCGTAATTCTCTAAGACTTTAATAAGTTCATCCTTATTCATATTTTCTAAAGGCGTGTCCGTTTGAACTTTGTTATCGTAAAAACCAGCAACCTTACCTCTGTTGACTTCAGCAGCCACGGCCGCCGAATAGTGTTTATGTTCTCGCGCTTCTTCTCTGATCTGTTTTAAGGAGGCCAAGTGAGACGCTGTCGATACTCCATACATTTGATGAAGATCTTGTTTCATCTCATGAATGGCCTCCACTACGAAAGGATTATGATTAGGGTTTAATAGATCAGTGGCTGTTTGTCTAGCTCTATTCTGAGAATAGCCAGCTCTGCGCGCCGCTTCGGCAGCGGAACATTCTCCGAGTAAAACTTTGTGTACGTATTCATAAACAAAAATCATCTGTTTCGGTGTTAGTTTCTGTTTCAATCTCCTGTCTTCAGGATTAATTAATTTTTTAGTAGTACTCATATTTACGTTTACTCCTTGGTTCCATGTCATCTTCATCATCATGCAAAGAGACAAAGCTACCTTGTCTGTATCTTAACAAGGCTAGTGTTGTTGCGTCAACTAAATCATCATGCTCTCCATAAGGAAATGATGCTATCTCTTCTTGAACATCTTCAGCCCATTCTGTGTCAGGTCGCCAAACGTGACCAGCTTCAAAAATAGGAGAAACAGAATTTAATCGTACGTGTTTGTCTTGACCTCTGTTGGGAGAGAAAGCTGTCGCGTATACTCCGAATCGCCGAAGCTCCTGTATCAAGGGTGTCCCTGATGCCTTAGCTTCAATGATGACACTATCAGGTTGATAGAGTTGAAGTTCTTCTTTTGCTACTTGTTTTAACTCAGGAAAGTCCCAACGCCCTTTTCTTGCATTCAATAAGATCAAATGTGTTTCAGGTCCTTCATCAGGATGAAAGACACCCCAAGTTGTAATAGCTGAATAGTCAGCAGACTCCTTTTTGGAAAATGCAGTATCATAACTTTGAATTTTATAAGAACAAAGGGGTGGGTCTTCCTTCTCCCAAATGTTCCACCATTCGCGTTTCACGATACTCGTGCCATCGTGTGTTGGATTTTGTTGCCACTGAGCGCTCCACTTGGTAGGAACAAGAGAAGCTTTCACTTTATCTAGTTCATTAAGCTTCCAATACTGAGGCCAAATAGGTGTACGCTTTTCTTCGTCATCGTCTTCTAAAATTGCCGGGAATTCTATGATGTCCCATTTATCAGCTTTGAGATCACCCATCTTTTTGATCAATTGACCAGTCAGATCCTTGTCAGACCATCGAGTCATAACGATTACAATACTTCCCCCTGGTTGCATACGCTGTCGAGGACCAGATGTATACCACTCATAGGCGTTATCCATCGCATTTTCAGACAAAGCATCTTGTTCACTATGTGGATCATCAATAATTAGTAGGTCAGCACCACGACCTGTGATGGCACCACCCACACCTGCCGCGTAATACTCGCCTCCTAGGTTAGTTTCCCATCTTCCCGCCGCTTGGTTATCAGTTCTAAGGTTAACATTAGGAAATATTCCTTTGTATTCTTTGGTATTCATCAAGTTTCTTACTTTACGACCAAATCTTATCGCTAATTCACCAGTGTGAGTCGCTTGAATAATCTTGAGTCTCGGATTTTGCCCCATCATCCATGCCGGGAATAAAAATGAGGCGAACTCACTTTTTGTATGACGTGGGGGCATGTTGACAATTAGCCTTTGGTTCTTCCCTGTCAGAAATTTTTGAAATTGTTGCGCGATTTTGATGTGATGATTGCCTTCAACGAACTCAGGCCACACTGCTTTGACAAATCTCATGAAG